GTGCTTACCGATACAAAATTAAAGAACCTCAAGCCACAGGACAAACTGTACAAAGTTTCCGATCGTGACGGGCTGTATGTAGCTGTGCTTACGTCAGGTACGGTCTCGTTTCGCTATGACTACCGTATCAACGGTCGCCGCGAAACACTGGTAATCGGGCAGTATGGGCGTGACGGTATCAGCCTGGCAGAAGCGCGAGAAGAACTGATTGCTGCAAAGAAGCTGCTTAAAGCAGGCCAGTCGCCGGCTGCGGCTAAACGTGACGGTATCAAAAAGATTCGTGGTGCCGAGACGTTTGCGGTACATACCGACAGTTATATGAAACACGTCATCCTGGCTGAAAGTACCCGCGCAATGAAGCAGGCAGTGATCGACCGTGACATACTTCCTGTTCTTGGCAACAAAATGATGACTGAAATTACCACATCGATGGTTCGTGATTTGTGTGACCGGATTGTCGAACGCGGTGGTCGGGCAACAGCAGTACAGGCCAGGGAGATCATTAGCAGCGTATACCGTCACGCCAATGACCGTGGTCATGGTTTGTTTAATCCTGCGGCTGACATTAAACCTTCGTCTATCGCCATATTTAAACCACGAGAGCGAACACTGACACCAGAAGAAATTGGTCTGTTCTTCCGCACGCTGGATGCCATTGGTGCTATGGGCACTATGAAAATGGCTTTAAAGCTGGTGCTTATCACTATGGTTCGTAAAGGCGAATTCACCAATGCAACGTGGGACGAAATAGATTTTAAAAAATGGACATGGACAATTCCTTCAGACCGCATGAAGGGAAGCCGGGCGCACGTTATTTACCTGCCAAAACAGGCACAGGATATATTGGTTGGGTTGCAGATGTGCGCTGGTGGAAGTGAATATCTGGTTCCTGGTCGTTACAATTTCCGGAAGCCATTATCTAATGCCGCACTGAACTCTCTGATCGACAGAACGGTGAAAATAATAAATGAAGATGGTGAGCATATTCAGGGCTTCACCGTACACGATATGCGCCGTACAGCCAGTACGTTGTTGCATGAGGCTGGTTATCCTTCAGACTGGATTGAAAAGGCTCTGGCACATGAGCAGAAAGGTGTGCGCGCCGTATATAACAAAGCGGAATACGCCAGACAGCGCGCCTACATGTTGCAGCAGTGGGCCGATATGATTGATTCATGGATTGACGGGGAGCATACGGATCTGATTCCGTTCTCCCCGTCGAAGTTTGAGAAGTGGATGGCGGGGGAATAACGTTTAATAGTTCTGCTGATTTTCTTCCATCTCGGCTTCTGCTGCCAGTGATTCAATTTTATCTGCGAATATTGCTGACAGTGTTGCAAATTCAGCATCAGTGACAGCGGGAATTGGAACAAACCTGATCCCGCTGTGTGCAAGCATGTTTGCAGTTTCAAGGCATTTCCTTAAATCTGCTGGTGATGCCCGGTTCATGCTGCACGCTCCCGCCCCTGGTTGTCTGTTGGTGACAGCGGAGAATTGCTGAATGCATTTGTTAATCCGCCAATATCCAACGCGTAACCAGGATGTAGTTGCACTGCCGGGTCTTCGCACTGATTACCCCAAACATCGAAGCCATGAGACGACTGGCGGGCGAACAGTTCAATGCGAGAAACATCGCCTAACAATTGCACAAGTTTTTCACGAACGACATCTGGTTTTCTTGAATGCTCAAGCCGCGGTGCGGTAAATGACTGAACGATACCTGCATTAATGCGCGTAGGTAGTTTTCCCTTTACCGCAAACAGGCAATCTTCACTATTGGCGCGAGTCATGTGTCCCATACCCATAACCAGTTTATCTTGTTGTCGACTACCACATTTTATCCACGTGAAGCCCTTCATGGTCATCAGACGGAATCCCCAGGCTTCAACAACTTTTAGTGCTTCGAGTGGTTGTGTTGGCACCCACCACATGGCCAACAGACAGTTTTCAGCGGCCAAATCCCACACAGGAAGGCGGCAGATATCCAGCACACTCATAACTGGATATTTAAAACCGGCACCGCGATTACCATCTGCGGCTTTGTCCCGGTATACCCAGGGTGGATCTGCATAGATTAGTGTGTATTTCTTAGTCATAAACCACCCCACAACATCCTATGCCGCTATAGTCGCCACGGCGAAGGCCGTTACCTTTTGTGATACATTGGTCCCTGCGAACCGCGATCCTTGCACGCTCAACATCACCAGAAGCAACATCCATACACTGAAGCCAAAGGTGGGCGGCAATGCGGAACTGCCCTTTTTTCTCTCTTTCAATTGCGCGTTTTTCGATCTCTATCGCTGCAGGAGTAACGGCAACAACCTTTGAAGGGCTGCGCATTGAAACCTTGTTCATGTGATATTTTTCAAGTCGGCTTAACTTTCTCACTTAATCCAACCCTCTCTGAAAATTAATGCCAGCAGATAAAGCCATGCTGAAACAGAGGCCAGGAATAAGTACCATCCTGACCATTTGCTCCAGTGCCTTAGCAGCGCACTCATGCAGCGTTGCTCACAGGACGATATACACGTTGCTGAACAGGAGGTTTTTTACCCTGGAACTCTGCCGGGCTTGCTGCCTGACGTTCATCAAGCCAACGCTCAACTTCATCACGGTTCCATGCGCAGCGTTTATCGGTGATATACCAGCGTTTAGGAAATTCCCCTGCGCGCTCCATACGGTCGATAGTGCTCCATGACAGTGGCACCACCGCCAGGAGTTCCTTCTTACCTAATGCACCTTTCATAAATATCTCTCTTGGTTGCAGTGCGGCGCGCGTGGCGCCGCGGTGGTGGTTACATAGATGTTTCGTTTAATTCTTCCCGACGAACGCTGTAAACGTCGGTGGCTTTTGCCAGCAGTTCGTCATCATCTGAAAGTTTTTGTGCAATGTATTTGTAAGCCTTATCCAGTTCGGAGACAGTGCTGTAATTCATCGCTGCGCTGGTAAAGGCCATCAGCATTTCTTCTGGATCACGGCTATCCTCTTTACGCGTTTGCTCATCAGGCTTTTTCGCTGGTTTAGCGTTGATCAGACTGTTCATTCCCGCAGCAGTGGTCGTTTGCGGAGTAATGTCTCGCTCAACGCGCGGTGCCGTTTCCTGTAATTCGTCAGGGGTGTAAACACCGAGAAGTACATCAGGAGCGTGCAGGCGAGCCCATCGTTTCGTGCAAAGATAGGCAAGCTGCTGGCGCGGATCCTGTTCCCACAATGGAGAGTTACGCACTCCGGCTTGCGCCATACTGATGGTAAGCTCACGGGGTTCTGCTTCTCCTTTAAGAACTGCTGACACAGTTACCGTCAGATTCGGTGATTTATCTGTTTTGCCGTTAACATTCGACCAGTCACCGCTCCAGCGATAATTCAGGCGTGTCGCTAGCAGGCTGGAAGAGGATACGACCGCGTTTACCAACTGTGCTTCGTAGCCTAACGTTCCGTTTACCACATGCGTTTTCTGCGCCACGGCGAAAGGGTTCATTCCCCACTGTGCCGCCTGCATGGTCACCGCCAGACAATCGGCAGGTTTGCCTTCAAGATGTTTCGGTACAGTCGCTTTGCTTTGTGACATCAACTCCGCGAAACGCACCAGTTGATTCATGCCCTCCGGGCTGAAGATTGCCGCAGCAGTACCTACAGTTGCGCCTGGTTGTGATGTGATTGCGATATCATTGCTCATACGTACATATCCTGTTTACGTGCCCAGTCAGGGCGTTTAATAATTTCCACTCCGCCCCATTCATCGTTGATGCGGCATTCGTGATAGGTATTCAGATCCCGGCGGAACAGAGCGTGCCCGGCATCGACATCTGGCGCATCCAGCTCGAACACGCGTACCGGATACCGACCACAATCAATGCTTTCGCTCACGGCAAGAAAGAAAAAACCATGCGGCTGACCAGTAACCATCATTGCGCCTTCGCGGTACATTGCGTCCTGCACGTGGTAGCGGAATTCCTCGATGTGGCGTGCAAAACGGTCCATATCTGCAACCTTTTTCACGTCGACGATCACGTTGTGCTCGTTCAGCCATTTGTCTGGACGAATGCGGCACAACTCACCAGTCTCTTCATCGTTCCAGTACATTGATGCTTCGCAGTAACCAGGTGCTTCCAGCATCCAGCGTGCAGCCGGGTGAGCCATTGCGCTATCACGCATCAGCTCCAGTTTTCGCCACTGCTCGACATCAAGTACCGTAATACCCATATCCGCCACATCACTAAGAAATGCTTCTTCGTCAGCTTTACCTTGTTTTGTCCGACGATCGAATTTCGGTGAAACAATGAAGCGTTTGTCGAACTCTCTAGGCTCCAGAAGCAGACAGTGCAATGCGGTTCCCATATCCAGTGCAGACTTTTTCTCTTCGTCTTCTGGTGCTGCCTGAACCCATTTAAGAAGCGCCGGATTCTTGGCAACCATGTCCAGTTGCGACTTACTCACGCCGTCACCGGCGTGGTAGTCTTCGTTGCTGATGTCGAAATAAATTCCCGGTTTCATGCCGCGTCCCTCTGTCCATCAAGCTGATCCGCCAGATCCCAGCGGGCGATAATTGCCATTGCCTCTCGCCGATAGGCATCCATCAGTTCTTCGAACTCAGGGCTGTCTTTAGCAGCCTCCAGTACTTCCTGACGAACGCCTTTGCCTGTTACAACGTCGAAAGTTGAGGACAGTTGATGAAGTCGGATGCTCTCAATCAGTTCAACTTGTCGGTCATATAGCTGTTCTGACAGGCGGTAGTCCTTGTCGAATGCCAGCATGATTTTTTGAAGATTTTTCTGCTGATTAACGTTCATTATCAGCCCTCCCATATCTCGTTATCGTTGGCCACATCGCGAGCTTCTTTGCTGACGAAAGCCCACTTGATGCCTTCCTGTAAGGTGCAGAACTTCCAGCTCATGAATCCGCATGCAGTAACGCAGTACCAACCGTTGATGATTTTCCACTGCATAACTTGTTACCTCGGTCTGTTACCGTTGAGGTAATGATTATGCGTATTTGGTTTGATGTCAATAGATATGAGTTAAAAAAATTACCTATTAGGTAATAGTATAGGCAATAAAAAAGCCGCCAGAAGGCGGCTTACTTACTGAAAAATATGATTTTATTGTTTGTTTTTTTCGTTCTGGTTGATGACAAATTCAATGTAACTTTCGATCTTTGCCTTCTCTGTTTCAGGTAACAATGCGTAGCGCGAGCGGTCATAGTTGATAGTCGCTGGGTCGTGCGGGTGAATCAGTAATTCATATCCGTGACGCCCAAATGCGGATGCAACATTCTCCAGGGTGGAAATGGAAACGCTGACCTCATTGTTTAACAGGCGGCTGATTGTTACCTGGGCGACGCCGGATGCGCGGTGAAGTTTTCCCTGCGTTGAAAGGTCGCGGCTTTCGCTCATCCAGCGTTCCAGGTTGTGAGCCGCCAGCTGGCCAATGTCGCTTGGGCCGACAGGCTGAAAACCTTCCTGAGAAAGCGAGCGATCGATATCAAGCCAGTTACGGGGTTTATTGGCGGCAGCTTCAATTTTTCGTGCAACCTGGTCGCCGATAACCTTCTTGCCAAGAGCCCAGCGGTTTACCAGATTTGCCTGAGTTCCAAGTTTTTCAGCCATCCGCGTCTGAACACCATTGAATTCACGGTCGATCAAGTCGTTGAGATTTTGCCTGCGGACGTCCTGGATACTTTTCATTTTCTGGAAAATCGCCTCATATCTGAATCAGAAGATGATTCAATTTAAAGCAATATTACCCAACAGGTAAATGCACCTCATGGGTAACTATCCTTGATTTTTGTTACCTTATAGGTGAATATTTATTATCTGAAATAAATATCAGGCAATAGCTATGAGCGATAACGGACATTTCGATTTCAAAAAGCACTGGCTTGCACTTACTCCGGATGAGCGTGAAGCCTTCGCACAGGAAGCCGGAACGACGAGTCACTATATCCAGACTCACTTAACAGGTAAGCGCAAAATGCCAGGTAAGGTATTGATGGATGGGCTTTTTAAAGCCTGTAAATCAAGACAATGGCTGCGCTCAAAAGCAGAACTGGCATACTTCTTCTACTCATGATATCCAGCCACAACCCTCTGTAGACCGCCACCCGGCGGTCTTTTCATATCTATTCGTACCTCAAAGGTAATAAAAAACCAAATCTGGTTGATCTTTTTTTTGTGTCAGCACAAAATGACCGTAATCCCAATACTAATAACAGGGCTTACCATGGAAATCATTACACGTATTGATGCCGCAAAGCGCGGACTTAAACGCTACTACACCGGAAAAACATGTAAGCACGGACATGACAGTGAACGCTGGGTTTACAACGGACACTGTGTTGAGTGCACCATGGAATCAAACCGTCGTATCAGGGCAGAGATTAAGCAGATCATGATTAATTCCTCCCCACAACACTCAAGCTGATAGCGGAGATTAATCATGAGCAGACATGCAACAGATTGGGCCTGGGAGACAGATCCAGGCAGCTCATCATTAAAGCTCATACTGCTCTCGATGGCTGACAGAGCCGATGAATATAACCTCTGCTACCCCAGCATAGAACGCCTCGTTAAAGACACTTGCCTGAATAAAAAAACCGTACAGGCCGGGCTTATATCACTCATGAGAATGGGGCTTATTTCAGATACCGGAGAGAGAAAGGGGGCGACGAAAAGAGTGCGGGTTTTCTCTCTTAATATAACCAAAAAAGGGAACATTAAAGGCAACCTGGAAGGGTGTAATGAACCCGAAAACGGTAATGTTCCCGAAAACGGGAATATACCCAAAAACGGGATGTTGAATGATCCCAAAAACGGGATGTTGAATGATCCCAAAAACGGGATCCAGAACCAGTCATATAACCAGTCATATAACCAAGAGAGGGAGAGCAGGACAAAAACCGAGGATTCTGTGCCTCATGACCCCGGCGCAAACAACGCCGTGATGAATAACTTTGTTCCTCCTGGTGGGCCAGGGCAATTAGGCAAATTTGTCATGCATGAACAATGGCAGCCATCAGATGACTTTCTTCGGAAAAGCTCATTGCAGGGGATCTACCTGGACAGTCTGCCAACGGCACAGGAACTTGCAGAGTTCAGAATTTACTGGATGGCTGAGGGTAAGGCATACCATCAGGCACAGTGGGAGCAGAAGCTGGCAAGGCGGCTGCAGATTAGCAGACAGAAGCAATCAACATTACCTGATAACAACGTTCCGCACTGGAACAGCCCTGAAGCATGGGAGGATTTCTTGTGAACAACGTTTTTACCGCGATACAAAACCGTGACGGAGAAGCCCTTTCTCGCATGTCAGGTTATGAGCATCAGTACACCAACAATGACAACGTGGTGAACATGTCAGCAGAGAGGCTTGTTGATGCCCTTTTCAAACAGCTGAAACAACTGTTTCCGGCGGCAGTGGTAACCAACCTGAAGACGCCAGAGCAGGAAGTTGCTGCAAAACAGCAGTGGATTGCTGCGTTTGCCGAAGGGGGGATCCGAACCCGTGAACAGGTTTCTGCTGGTATGCGCCACGCCCGCGCCAGTGAGTCTCCGTTCTGGCCGTCGCCAGGGCAATTCATCAAGTGGTGTAAAGACAGCAAGATGGTTCTTGGCGTCACCATTGACGATGTGATGGCGGAGTTTCACCGGTACAGCAAGGAAAAAAGTTTATATCCTGGTGGTCCAGAAAGATTCCCGTGGCGACATCCGGTTATGTACTGGGTCGTATGTGATACCCGCCGTGCAATGTATCAGCGCCAGCTTAGCGAGATTGAGGTTGAGAAACACGCGCGCAGGCTGCTCGATGATTGGGCGAAAAAGGTGGCTTCCGGACAGCAGATACCCGATCCGGTGATCAGCATACAGGCAAAGCCAGAACCCATGAGTACACCTCCGGACACAGGGAGAGACGTTTACCATCCACCAGGGCGAAGTTTCGGGTGCATGCCTAACGCCGCCACCCTTGGGGGAATAACACCGGCGCAGTGGCTGATGGAGGAATACAGGCGGGGAAAGGCGGCAGGATTTATCAAGTAATACCAGCGCGATAGCGCATTTTTTTACGCTCAAATAATTACCTATCAGGTAATAAAATATTCTAAACTCTATTGATTTCGTGTCTTATGTGGTTTTTAATTACCTCAGAGGTAAATCATGAGAAAACAGATGCAGGCTCTTGGTCGACTCAAAACAGGCCAGATGAACAAAACAGAATCTGCGTATTGCCAGCACCTTGAGCTGCGTAAACGTGCAGGGGAAATCGCCTGGTATCGATTCGAGGGTATCAAGCTGCGGTTAGCTAATAACACGTTCTATACGCCCGATTTCGCTGTGATGCTCGCCACCGGCGAGATGGAGCTGCACGAAGTGAAAGGGGGATTCTGGACCGATGACGCCAGAGTGAAAACCAAAGTCGCCGCAGATCAGTATCCGTTCCGAATCATCGGGGTAACGGTTAAGCCAAAGAAAGCAGGTGGTGGCTGGAACATCGAAGAGTTCTGAATCGACGATCTTTTTAGTTATCAATGTAATCAATAAGTTATGTGGATAAGCGAGGGTAAAGATGGAAAGTAATATCAAAGAGTTAGTTGCCGCCGGGCATGAGATGGCTTCGGAACTGAAAGCAGAATGTGGTGCCGTTGATATGCGTAGTGTGGCAAAGCTGCTCAGCGATTTGGCAACGCAACTGGAAGTGCAACTGGCGCGTGCTAATGCGCTGGCGGCGGAGAATGCTCGCTACTCAATGTCAGCAGGGCAAGCAGACCAAAGAATGTCGGAGTCGTGCGCAGTTCGGGAGGCACTTGGGTTTAATCGGTCAGCTGACGACGTGTCACCATCTGACCTGGTAGATAAAATCAAATCTATCATAGCTGAATGTGATGCTATCCGTAGCGCACACCCTCAACCACTTGGCCCTGTAATGGATGCTGCAATCGATGCATTTAATGCAGAGGAGATGCCTGAAACCGGAATGCTTAACGCGTACTTCATCCTGCGTGACAGCATCACGGTGCAAACTCCGTCCACTGACGCCTTCCTGGCTGAAGTGCGGGCGCGGGGTGTGGAGATGTTTGCTGCCAGCCTGAAGGTTGTTGGTGGTCAAGAGCATCCATATTCATCGTTGGCTCACGAGTTCGCAACCCAGCTTCGCAAAGGAGGCAACCAGTGAGTAACCGTTTTTACATGATGTGCTTGCGTGAAACTGTGGGTAATAACGCCTCATTCCATTGCCATAACGGCAATGGTTACAGTTCTGATATCGATCGCGCTCATGTTTACACGCTGGAAGAAGCCCAAAAAGCCTGGAATTGTGGGCGAGATATCGATCAGCCTGTTTGTGCCGATAGTGTGGATGCAATGGCTGTGTGGCACGTTGATTGCCAGTACATCCCTACAGAAAGCCTGATTGAGTCAGATTGCACTGCGTATGTGGCCTACAAAAAAGGTAGCTGGAACGGCAACGATGTTTACTGGCTTCAACACGGTGGATTGCCAACAGATGACTTCAGTAAAGCGACCATCTTTAGCGTCGCCAACAAAAACGAACCAGGAATAGTTTGGTTGCCATTTTCCATTGCTGATGCAGCAAAGCGCCGGACGTTCAATATCAATAACTTTAACCGCAGAACAATGGTTCAGGGCGCAGGTTTGGTCATGCCTGACTGGTTGAAAGAGCAGAACAGAAGAAAGAAGTCGCGAAGCGGGAAGGTGCGTTGGAATTGTCCGCATTGCGGAAAAATAACCTGGCAGTACAGCCCATATGATTTTGAAGGCTGTAGTGATTACAACTGTGAAGGATGGCGAGAATGACAATTGACTATCAGGTACTGCGTGAGGCGGCAGAAAAGGCAACGTGTGGTGAGTGGTCGCTCGAATATGGAAAGGGCCGATTTGATGGTGATGATGCGCTAATTCATCGTGAAGTTGCTGGATATATTCCCATTTGCAGAATTGAAGGAGCGCATCCTGAAAGCGGTTTCGATGAAGATTTCCAAACTGAACAGCAGGCCAATGCTGAATTCATCGCCGCAGCCAGTCCAGCTACCGTGCTGGCGCTGCTGGACGAGCTGGAGCATTACAAATCACGCGAAGAGCGGGTTACAAAGCTGGTTATGGATAACTCGACAAGTTGGAATGCTCTCTACAAGAAACTGAAAGACGTAGAGAAGCGCATTGCAGAACTGGAAGCACGGGAAATAAAACCAGCCAAAGGTGAAGTTCTTGTCGTTGTTTCTGGTTTTACTGGTTGCGGAAAAAGCGCCATTGCCGGGGAAATAGAAATTGCGATGAAAGCTATTGGTGTACCGGTACAGTGGACTAATGGCGATGCGGAAAAGCGCATGACAGGAGCTGACTGGCTGACAGCGATTGAGATGTACAAACCAACAGTGCGCATCGTGGAAGTTAATGTGCCACGCGCCGCTGGCATTCGCATCAAAGGAGAGTGATATGGCTAACTCATTACTTAAAACATGCAACAACTGGCAGATTCAGAGGGCGGAGATTTTATCTCGCAATCCAGATATGGCAATGACAATTGATAACCTGGATACGCTAATTGAACGGACCGTGCGTTCTGCAATTGATATAGCACATCGAGTGGATTGGGATTTCAGAGAAGCGGAGCGACTCGCTAAAGAGCAGGCGAAAGCAGCGGGAAAAGGAGAGTGATATGACCACTTTCACCGACAAAGAACTGATTAAAGAAATCAAAGAGCGTATCAGCAGCCTGGACGTTCGAGACAATATTGAACGCCGGGCTTATGAAATTGCACTGGCATCGCTGGAAGCAGATCCAGTTGCTTATATTTTCAAACATCCTGCCGGGAAATTATTCTGGGCTTTAACGGATGAAAGCAATAAAGAGCAACCGGACGTTATTCCTGTTTATGCTGACTCACCTGCGCCGGTTGTGCCGGATGAAATAGACGTAAACGATGTACCAAGGGCGGTGACATATTTCAAGACACACAGAGATTGTTACGCAGATGGCTGGAACGCCTGCCACGCTGCCATGCTTCAGGGTAGCCAACCTGTAAGCCAAACTTACAACTTGCCAGAATTAATCGAAGGCATGGAAGTTTCCATTGATGTAAGCACTTGTGATGCTGATTTAGGTAATCGCTATTTCGGCACCGTCACCGAGGCGTTAGAACTTGATACAGCCAAGAATGGTTACATCCTCCTGGTTCAGGACGCAGAGCCAAACTTCGATGTAAATGGCAACTCTCCGGTAACTCCGGATGGTTGGATAAGCTGTAGTGAGCGAATGCCGAACGAAGAAGATGTTTTGGTTTATTGCTCAGACACAAAAGAGCAGATGGTAGGGTTTCACAAAGGTAAAGGGTTATTTCAATTCTTTTACATGAATGGTGTTGAGGGGGTATGTGAGCCGTCACACTGGATGCCGCTACCAGAGCCGCCGCAGGAGGTGAAGTGATGGACTATTCACAGTTAAGTGATTTTGAAATTAACAGAATGGTAGGAGACATAATTTTTAAAGGCCTTTGGGCGTGTAAACCGGAAACATCAGGGAATAACACCAACAAATGGTATTACGGAAATACTGATACAACTTTTGAGCCATTAAACCCTTTACCTGACTACTGCAATAATCCATCGGATGCATGGCCTATTATTGTTGATAATAAAATCAGTCTAACCTGCCACCAATCTCGCGGTGAGTGGTCAGCTGTTTTTAATGCCGAGAACATTTGCTTTCATGCGAATAATCCACTCCGAGCCGCCATGATTGTATTTCTCATGATGCAGGAAAATCAGAATGGCTAAATCAGCATCAGAGCGCAAAGCCGCTCAGAGAGCCAGACAAGCTGCATCTGGTGTGCGTAAGCTGGAGATTGTGCTTGATGCTCAGGAAATTGAAATGCTGGAGCGTAACTGTGCCACGCGTCGCCCCGGGCGTGCGCCTTACGAATTTGGGGAGTATATAGCGTTACTGATCCGCCAGGATGATGCACGCGTGCGCGGGCGTATAAAATCGATTAGCAGAAAACGTTGCGGTAAGTGCGGCGAGAAAGTTCCCGTTAATTCATGCCCGTGTAATGGTGACTCGCAATGCTGGGTGACTAAAGGCTGGCATGAAACTAAATTAATAGTGTGACATGTCACGAGTAGATTATGCATGATGAATTTGATGGGTTTTGAATACTGCCGCCAACTATGGCGGCTTTATTTTGCATGGTACTATTACCACAACGGTAACAATTACCAGGGTGGTTATGATGCCTGCTGAACCTAAAACCTATAAACGCAAATCAACGCAATTTAAGCCACTAACCGCAATGCAGGAGGCTTATTGCCAGTCATACATCAAAACGCCTGAAAACCAGACTCAGGCAGCGATTAACGCAGGATTCTCCCCAAATACAGCGGCAGTTAAAGCCAGTGTCATGATGCGCGATGAACGCATTCAAAAACGGATTGCCGAGTTGATGGAGGAGCGCAACAAACGAATGCGCGTCAGTGCCGATTACGTTCTCATGCGCCTGGTGGAGATCGACCAGATGGACGTGATTGATATCCTCAACGACGATGGGAGCCTTAAGCCAATCCGCGAGTGGCCGAAAATCTGGCGCACTACGCTTAGTGGCTTTGATCTGTCATCGACCATCATGAACATGAACGAGGATTCGATAGAGACAATCCTCAAAAAAATTAAATGGCCTGACAAGGTGAAGAACCTCGAACTGATTGGTAAGCACGTCGACGTCAACGCATTCAAAGAACGCCTGGATGTTAATGTGAATGTGACAATTGCTGATCGCATAGCGGCAGCCAGGAAGCGACTCAAAGAACGTCAGGATGGTAATCAGTGACAGATACAGCGTTATCTCCTGAAGAGCAGTTGATCGAGGATATTGCAGGGTTCACTCACGATCCGCTTGGCTATGCCCTCTATGCGTTCCCGTGGGGGGAAGAGGGGACTGAACTGGCACATGCTACCGGCCCACGTCAGTGGCAGGCTGATGCGTTCCGAGAGATACGTGATCACCTGCAGAATCCAGAGACGCGCTATCAGCCGCTTATGCTGGCACGCGCTTCGGGTCACGGTATTGGTAAATCCGCATTCATCTCAATGCTGATCAACTGGGGCATGTCCACTTGCGAGGATTGTAAGGTCGTGGTGACCGCCAACACCGACAACCAGCTACGAACGAAGACCTGGCCGGAAATTATCAAGTGGTCGAACCTTGCTATCACGAAAGACTGGTTTACCTGTACCGCTACCGCGATGTACAGCAATGACCCTGGGCACGACAAGCGGTGGCGAGCTGACGCAATCCCCTGGTCTGAGCACAACACTGAGGCATTCGCCGGACTACACAACGAGCGCAAACGCATCATCGTGGTATTCGACGAAGCATCCAACATTGCCGATCTGGTGTGGGAGGTAGCAGAGGGTGCGCTGACGGACGAAGACACTGAGATTATCTGGGTGGCATTCGGAAACCCTACACGTAACACCGGGCGTTTCCGCGAATGTTTCCGCAAATATAAACACCGCTGGAAAACTGCGCAGATTGACAGCCGGACGGTGGAAGGCACTAACAAACAGCAGTTGCAGAAATGGGTTGATGACTACGGGGAAGACAGCGACTTCGTTAAAATCCGTGTGCGCGGCATATTCCCTGATGCATCTGAATTGCAGTTTATCCCTACCGGTCTTACTGATGAGGCAATGAAACGGGTGGTAACCGCTGCGCAGGTGGCGCATGCTCCGGTGATAATCGGTGTTGACCCGGCATATTCAGGCGTTGATGACGCGGTGATATACCTGCGGCAGGGGCTACACAGTAAGGTGCTGTGGACTGGCAACAAGACTACCGACGATCTGATTATGGCGAAGCGTATCGCTGACTTTGAAGACCAGTATCAGGCTGACGCGGTGTTCATCGACTTCGGTTACGGAACCGGTCTGAAGTCAATCGGTGACGGATGGGGTCGTACATGGCAACTTGTTCCGTTCGGTGGCGCGTCTACTGACCCGCAGATGCTCAACAAGCGTGGGGAGATGTTCAATTCATGCAAGACATGGCTGAGGCTGGGCGGCATGCTGGATGACCAGGAAACAGCAGACGACCTGTCGGCGGCAGAGTACAAAGTTCGAGTGGACGGTAAAATCGTTATCGAACCGAAGGAAGATATCAAGGAGCGGCTTGGGCGTTCGCCGGGTAAAGGCGATGCGCTACTGCTGACGTTTGCGTTCCCGGTAGCCAAGAAAACTAATGACCCACGGCAGCAGCAGGGCAGGGCTATAACAGACTATGACCCATTTGAATGATTTTTACTTTTGTGTTTTTGATTTTCTTTGATGGGTGGAATTTAAACCACCATTTATATTTACTAGAGGATTATTCAATAATGTACTGATTTCTGGATTGTTAATTCCAGTAACGCCAAGTTTCTTTACGGACTCATTAAGGTCTTGTAATGATTTTAGACCTACAAACCCATTAGCAATTGTATTATTTGTTGCCAAAGGAATGTTTTTCTTATAGGACTCATATTCGTTTTTTAAATTTTTGTGGGCTTTTTCTAGATTTTCTAGTTTAGATGTTGTTTCATGAATAACCTTAGATAATTCTAAAATACGAGCTTGTGCTGCGCGCAGTTCTGTCTCCCTCTCTTTCAATTCAGATGTGAGTTGTCCCATTCTGTCTTTTGAAAGAATTATTTCCTCTTTCATGTCTTGAATGTTTTTTTCAGCGCCTGTTTTTACTTTTTCGTAAGTAATGTCTTTTTTAGCCAGCAATCTCTGTAGCCGTGTTTCACGTTGTATTTTTCTTGCCTTCCGGTGATTTTCGATTGAGTCATTATTATCAAGAGGCTTTGCTTGCCATACGTTAATGATATTGTTTACCCATGGTAATAGGCAGCAGATAGTAATTACAGATAAGCATGGATAAAACATAACAGTTTTCCATGTGCTGTTATCTGAGATGTATGAAATTTTATCTATTATATTTGATTTGCTAAAAAATAGATAAAGAAGTGATTTCCAGTTGAAGGCGCACCAGGACATAACAAAAGCACCTAGCACAGGGTTTTTAGCTCGATGCACGGCAGTATTGGCAGTAGATAAAAACAGCTCTTTGAACGATTCGAACATACTAATTACCTTAAAGTTTTTCATGATTATACCTTTAAGGTAATTTGTGGTCATCAGGCAAAAAAATGCCCGGCGAACCGGGCGAACTGGAAGCAATGAGTTATGCCTTCCGTGGCTGTACGGGTTTACAGCATGAAGTCATCGCAATGGCGTCCTGCTGTAAAAAGGGCGGTGATAGTCCTTCAAGGGAAACCATCACCGCCAAGCCCCTGGAACTTCTGGCATCACGGTCCTTAGGCGTGATTCTGGCGCGGCATGCAGGATTCGAACCTGCGACCAACCGCTTAGAAGGCGGTTGCTCTGTCCAACTGAGCTAATGCCACAACGCTGAGAGCACTTAGCCTGTTAAGGCACCACACTTTGTCGCGGCTCCATAAATGCTCTCATCGTTGCACCCTCGTCTCTTCCGAGGTGTCACACCGAATCGCCGGGATGGTGAATCCCCGTGCGCGGAATAAAACCGCTCGACTTGCACATTCCGGCTACCTGGTTCGTTTGCCCGAGCAAGGGAGGGTGCCCCTTAAACGTATCCAGACCGCTATCGGCGCATGTGCCATACACCGTACTGCTCAAAATAAAAGCTCACCCCACCTGTTCAATTTAACGACAAGCCAGTCAGGTTAATAACCGGAATGAACTCTTTGCTTACCTGAAAGGTAATAATTAGTGCGTTAAATGTCAAGTATCTACGATAAATAAATCACATGTGGTTAAATTGGTAATAATTTAATTGCGTACGGAGTCATTGATATGTGCATGGGTAGCTCACCATCAGTGCCTGCAACACCAGAAGTTCAGGCAGCACCACAGGAGCAGGATGCCGCCGTTGTTGATGCCCGCGACGAAGAAACTCGTCGCCGTCGCGCTGCTGCTGGTCGTAGTTCTACGCTGCTTACCGGTTCTCAGGGCGACACATCAACCGCTAATACCAGCGGTAAAACGCTGCTTGGTCAGTAACCGGAGTCATTGAAATGGCGGAAACAACTAAAGAGCGATTGAACAAACAGTTCGCACAACTTGAAAGCGAGCGTCAGTCGTTCGAGCCGCACTGGCGCGAGTTGAGTGATTACATCAACCCGCGTGGTTCCCGCTTTCTGACTTCTGAGGTCAACCGTAACGATCGACGGAATACACGCATTATTGATTCGACCGGGACTATGGCGGCGCGCACTCTCGCCAGCGGCATGATGTCAGGCATCACAAGCCCCGCGCGTCCGTGGTTTCGCCTGGCTACGCCAGATCCTGAAATGATGGATTATGGCCCTGTTAAGTTGTGGCTTGAGGCGGTGCAGAACCGCATGAACGATATGTTCAATAAGTCGAATCTCTACCAGTCTCTTCCGCAGTTATACGGAAGCCTCGGCACATACAGCACTGGTGCAATGGCGGTGCTGGAGGATGACGAGGACATCATTCGCACAATGCCATTCCCGATAGGCAGTTACTACCTGGCTAACTCACCTCGTGGCAGTGTGGACACCTGTTTTCGCAAGTTCTCTATGACTGTTCGTCAGCTTGTTCGGGAGTTCGGGCTAAATAACGTCAGCGAATCCGTAAAAAGCATGTGGGAAAGCGGCACCTACGAGAAGTGGATTGAAGTGATGCATTCGGTTTACCCGAACATTGACCGCGATACATCGAAGCTGGATAGCAAGAACAAGCCATTCAAATCGGTTTATTACGAGGTTGGTGGCGATAACGACAAGTTGTTGCGTGAGTCCGGATTCGATGAGTTTCCAATTATGGCTCCGCGCTGGGAAGTTAACGGCGAAGATGTTTATGGATCATCATGCCCGGGTATGCTGGCGCTTGGACCTGTTAAGGCATTGCAGCTTCTCCAGAAGCGCAAGTCGCAGTTGATTGATAAAGCCACCAATCCGCCGATGGTTGCTCCGACTTCCCTCAAGAATCAGCGCGCCTCCCTTCTTCCTGGCGACATCACGTATATCGATCAGATTACTGGTCAGGATGGTTTCAGGCCTGCTTATCTGGTTAACCCCAGTACAGCAGATCTGGTAGCAGACATTCAGGACACCCGCCAAATCATTAACAGCGCCTACTTTGTCGATCTGTTCATGATGTTGCAGAACATCAATACCCGCTCGATGCCTGTTGAAGCGGTGATCGAAATGAAAGAAGAAAAACTTCTGATGTTGGGGCCGGTTCTGGAGCGTCTGAACGACGAATGTCTTAATCCTCTCATTGACCGCGCTTTCTCGATGATGGTGCGTAAAAACATGCTGCCGCCACCGCCTGACGCGATGGAAGGTATGCCCCTGAAGGTCGAATACATTTCTGTCATGGCTCAGGCGCAGAAGTCTATCGGCCTGTCCAGTCTGGCGTCCACGGTTAACTTCATTGGTCAACTTGCGCAAGCGAAACCAGAAGCTCTCGACAAACTCAACGTTGATCAGGCGATCGATGCATTCGCTGATATGTCCGGAGTGTCTCCAACCGTCATTGTTCCGCAGGAACAGGTTGAGCAGGCTCGCCAGCAACGGGCACAGCAACAACAGCAGCAACAAATGATGGCGATGGGGATGGCGGCGGCACAGGGTGCCAAGACGCTAAGCGAAGCTAAAACTTCGGATCCGAGTGTTTTGTCAGCTATGGCGAATGCAGTTAGTGGTCAGGGTGGGCAATCACAATGACAGATTACGAAGATGATCAACTGAAAGAAGAAAACGCCAGTAAGCAACGTGACATGGCACAGCGTGAAATTGATGACATTCGCTTTGTCATGAGCAGTGAACAGGGGCGTCGCGTTGTCTGGTCTGTGCTGGAGAAAGGCCGGGTGTTTTCCGCTATCTCACCGATGGACGCTATGGCAATGGCATTTAATGAGGGGCAACGCAATCTGGCGCTGGAACTGTTTCAGCGCGTTATGGCGCATTGCCCTGAACAGTATTTGAAGATGGCCAAAGAGGCCAGTGAACAGGAGTGATCATGAATTTATTTGAGCGTTTGCTGTATCGCCGTCTTTGCAATGAGCAACCAGTCGATGGTGGAGCAGCTCCGGCTGCGTCAGAACCGTCAGCGCCTGCAGGTGATAACCCTGCTCCAGTTGGTGATCCATCACAACAGGAAGGTGATAAGCCACAACCTGTTGCTGATGGCGATAAACCTGCTGATGACAAAAAGCCTGAAAACGATAAGCAGGATGAAAAAAAGGACGGCGATAAACCAGAGGGTGCGCCTGAGAAGTACGAGTTTCAGGCTGCCGAAGGCGTAGAGCTGGATACAGAAGCGTTGAAGGAGTTCGAGCCGGTGGCGCGAGAACTTAACCTGACCAACGAGCAAGCGCAAAAGCTGGTTGATGCTTATCCGAAGATTCTGGCAGGTGTGCAGCAGCGCCAGGCAGAAGCCTGGCAGAAAACAACCGAGCAGTGGGCTGCTGATGTAAAAGCTGACAAAGAAATCGGTGGCGACAAGTTGATTTCTAACCTTAGCGCCGCACAGCGTGCGCTTGACCAGTTCGGGACACCTGAACTCAAAGAATATCTGAACACCACCGGGCTGGGTAATCACCCTGATCTGGTCAAAACGTTCGTGAAAATCGGAAAGGCGATGTCTGAAGATAGCATGGTCACCGGTGGTAATGAAGGCCAGCGTAGTGCGGCCGAAGTGCTCTATGGCAAATAAGAGAGGAAATGACAATGGCTGTTAAAGGCTTAACTGCGCTAACGCTGGCTGACTGGGGTAAGCGCGTCGATCCAAACGGGAAAGTCGATAAGATTATCGAGCTTCTCGGTCAAACTAACCCGATCCTTCAGGATATGCCTTTTGTCGAAGGGAACCTTCCTACCGGACACCGAACCACCATTCGTTCTGGTTTACCTTCAGCTACCTGGCGTTTGCTGAACTATGGCGTACAGCCAAGCAAATCAACCACAGTGCAGGTAACCGATTCCGTTGGCATGCTGGAAACCTATGCTGAAGTCGATAAGTCACTGGCTGATCTGAACGGCAATACCGCCGAATTCCGCCTGTCTGAAGACCGCGCATTTATTGAAGCGATGAATCAGCAGATGGCGCAGACGCTGTTTTATGGTGATTCCAGCGTTAACCCTCAGCAGTTTATGGGACTGTCCTCCCGCTATTCCAGCCTGTCTGCAGGTAATGCTCAGAACATCATTGATGCTGGTGGCACGGGTACAGATAACACCTCAATCTGGTTAGTGGTGTGGGGCGAAAACACCGTGCATGGCATCTTCCCGAAAGGGCAGAAGGCTGGCATTCAGATGGAAGATAAAGGCCAGGTGACACTGGAAGATGCTAATGGCGGCAAGTACGAAGGCTACCGTACCCATTACAAATGGGACAACGGACTTGCTCTGCGTGACTGGCGTTATGTTGTTCGCATTGCAAACATCGATGTCAGCAATCTTTCAGAACCTTCCTCTGCCGCAAATATTGCGAAGTTGATGGTTAAAGCACTGCATCGCATTCCAAATCGTGGCATGGGTCGCCCGGTGTTCTACATGAACCGCACTGTAGGCCAGGCTCTTGATCTGCAATCTCTGGAGAAAACATCTCTGGCGATCAGCGTAAAAGAGACAGAAGGCGAGTGGTGGACTTCATTCCGTGGTGTACCAATCCGTGAAACTGATGCGCTTCTGGAAACAGAAGCCCGCGTGGTGTAACGCCTGTTATTAACCTGTGGGTCGTAACAGACCCACTAATGGAGAAAGAAGATGATCACCGACAAACTGTTGATGTTCTCCGAAGCTCAGGCGGTTACGAATACCGCGGCTTCTACTGACGTAATCGATCTCGGTCCAATTGACGGAAAACGTCGTGATATTGGCGTTGGTTACCCGCTTGAGTTTTGGGTGCTGGTTAACGAAGCCGCCACGGCAAGTGGTGAGGCAACTGTAAACATCCAGTTGCAGACGAGTGAGAATAACAGCTCTTGGACCACTATTTATGATAGTGGTGCGTTGGCAAAGGCCACCCTGACAGCAGGTAAGCGAGTTGTTTCTGCAAAGGTGCCAGCCGGTGTTCAGCGATATCTGCGTGTTAACTACTCCGTCGCAACTGGCCCACTAACGGCCGGCAAATTCACTGCGGGTATCAGTCTGGATGTTGATGCCAATACGCCGTATCCGATCCGCTCAAAAGTAACTGGTTAAGGTGATATCGATGTCAGGTGAGAAACCAAGATACCGCGTTCTGCGCCTCTCTCATATCCATAACACTCTGTGGCCGGAGGGGGCAGAAATCGAATACGAAGGTGAGCCTGGTAGCGCACTGGAACCTGTTAACGATGCAGCCAGACAGGCAAAAGCAAAAGTTGCAGGAAAGGTGTCAATGGCAGCAACCAGCACCAAAATCATCAACGATGTGTCAGATGATGGTGAACTGGATAAGCTCCGTGAAGAGTACGAATTGCTCTTTAACGAGAAGCCACACCATAACGCTAAAGCCGAAACGCTCCGCGAGAAGATCGCAGATAAGCGTAAAGAACTGGGCGTGTAAGCCTCGCGAATCAGACAAGGGGCTTCGGCCCCTTTATTGCAGGAGTGTATATGGAACTCGTAAACCTTAAAACCGGCACTGACAGCTACCAGGATGAGAGCGGAGAAACCAGAACTCGCGATGAATACCCGTGGGGGCTGTGCATCACTCTTAATAACGACACATTGAATAAGCTGAAGGCGCAACCTCAGGGCGTCGGAACAGAAGTGATGATAACGGCAAAGGCTGTTATTCGAGGCCTGTCTGCCAGAGAAACTGACGATGGTGTTAATCGCAGCGCCGATCTGCAGATCACTGATATGGCGATCGCTCCTGTTTCCGGGGATGTAGAAAAATCAGCGGCTGAAACTCTGTACGGCAATGGGGGGGAGTAATGGCCTCTGTAGTAGAGATCTGCAATCGTGCGTTGTCCAATATTGGCAACAGCCGCAGCATTAACAGCCTGACGGAAGCCAGCAAGGAAGCGGGGGAATGTTCGCTGCACTTTGAGGCCTGCCGTGATGCTGTTCTTTCTGATTTTGACTGGAACTTTGCTACCAAACGCGTGGCGCTTGCAGATACGAGCAATCCACCGCCTGACTGGGAATACGCGTACCAGTACCCGTCAGATTGTCTGCGCATTACTGAAATTATGCTTCCTGGTGTACGCAATCCAACAGCAGCAATGCGCGTTCAGTACGAAGTTGGTGCAGACACCAACGGAACAGGAAAGTTGATCTACACAGACCAGCCTCAGGCATGGCTCAAGTATGTCTCTCGCGTTACAGATGTGAACATGTTTGATGCCATTTTTATGGAGGCGTTGGCCTGGCGTCTTGCGGCAGCCATTAACATGGCGCTGACTGGGAATGCAGACCTCGGTACGTTTGCCCTCAATATGTACAATCGCGTGATTCTTAGTGCTGGCTCGCATAGCCAGAATGAATCACAGGAACCACAGCCACCGGTTGACGAGTTTACCATTGCGAGGTTGTCCTGATGGCTATCAGTTGGATCCAGCCCAGCTTTGCCGGTGGTGAGATTGGACCGTCGTTGTACGGTCGTATCGACATGGCGAAGTACCAGGTGGCATTGCGCAAGTGCGATAACTTTATCGTGCGGCAGTATGGCGGCGTTGAGAATCGACCTGGTACGCGTTTTGTCGGTGCCGCCAAATACCCAAATCGGAAATGCCGCCTGATCCCGTTCCAGTTCTCGACGGTTCAGACCTATGCTCTGGAGTTCGGACACCAGTACATGCGCGTTATCAAAGATGGTGCGTTGGTGCTGAACAGCAGCAATGTTATTTATGAAATTGCCACGCCATATACTGAAGCTGATCTGTTCCGAATTAAATTCACGCAAAGCGCCGACGTGCTTACGCTGGTTCACCCGGCATACCCGCCGAAAGAGTTGCGCCGATATGCTCATGACAACTGGCAACTGGTTGATGTGGTAACGAAGAACGGGCCATTTGAAGATATCAATATTGACGAGTCAGTGACGGTTTATGCCAGCGCCAGCACCGGGACAATTACGTTAACGGCAAGCGCCTCTATTTTTGGCGCGGAGCAGGTAGGCAAATTGTTCTATCTGGAACAGCCTGCAGTGGATTCAGTGCCGGTATGGGAAACCAGTAAGAGTACGTCGATTGGCGATATTCGCCGTGCAGACAGTAACTACTATCGCGCCGTTACAGCAGGCAAAACAGGTACTTTGCGCCCTTCGCATACAGAAGGCACATCATGGGATGGCTGGGGCGGATCCGGTGATGATGATACTGGCATTGAGTGGGAATATCTGCACAGTGGTTTTGGCATTGCCCGTATCACTGCTGCAAATGGAACTACTGCAACTGCCGAGGTGATTTCCTATATCCCTTCGCAGGTAGTTGGCGAGGATAATGCCAGCTATAAATGGGCTAAATATGCCTGGAACAGTGTTAATGGTTATCCTGGCACTGTTGTTTATTATCAACAACGTCTTTACTTCGCCGCATCGACTGCGTTCCCTCAGACTATCTGGGCCAGCCGTACCGGGGATTATAAGGATTTTGGCAAAAGCAATCCTACGCAGGATGACGACAGAATTATCTACACCTATGCCGGGCGTCAGGTTAATGAGATCCGCCACCTGATTGATGTCGGTTCGCTGGTGGCACTGACTTCCGGAGGTGAGTACGTCATCACCGGCGACCAGAACAAAGTGTTAACCCCATCATCATTTGCATTCAGCTCTCAGGGATCAAATGGCTCTAGCAATGTCCCACCAATTGCCGTGGCGAATATTGCTCTGTTCGTCCAGGAGAAAGGCAGTGTTGTCCGTGATCTGGCCTACTCATTCGATGTTGACGGCTATCAGGGGAACGACCTGACCATCCTTGCCAATCATCTTTTTCAGAAGCACAGCATTGTTGACTGGTGCTTCTCTATTGTCCCTTACTCCAGCGCCTTCTGCATTCGTGATGACGGTAAATTACTGGTGATGACCTATTTGCGTGATCAGCAGGTTTTTGCATGGGCACCACAATCCAGTACCGGAAAATATGAAAGCACATGCAGTATCAGCGAAGGAAATGAAGATGCGGTGTATTTCGTCGTTAACCGAACCGTTAACGGGCAAACAGTGAGATACATCGAGCGACTGTCCAGCCGTTTATTTACCAGCGATGAAGATGCTTTCTTTGTTGATTCTGGCCTTAGCTATGATGGAAGAAATACGTCTGACAGAACGATGACCATCACTGGTGGTTCTGGCGAATGGGATTACCGCGCGGAATATACAATCAGTATTTCTGGTGGTGCGTACTTCACCAGTAGTGATGTCGGTGCGCAACTACAGTTCCCTTATACCGGAACTGATCCTGATACTGGCGATGAAGTGTCAAAAGAATTACGTTGCGACATTATTTCTGTAACCAGCAACACCGCTGTAGTGGTTCGTGCTAACAGGAACGTCCCGCCATCCCTCAGGAATGTGGCCACCACGAACTGGCAGATGGCGCGCCGGGCATTTGGCGGCTTGTCTCATCTTGAAGGTCAGACCGTAAACATCCTCTCTGATGCGAACGTGGAACCACAGAAAGTAGTTTCCGGAGGTGCCGTCACGCTGGAATCACCGGGGGCTGTAGTGCACATCGGCCTGCCAATAACTGCTGAATTCGAAACACTGGATATCAACATTAACGGACAGGAAACGCTGCTGGACAAAAAACAGGTGATCCCATCCGTTACTCTGGTTGTGAATGCCAGCCGCGGCATCTGGGCGACTACGCCCGGCGGTAAATGGTACGAATATCCACAGCGTGAATTCGAGTTCTACGATGATCCTGTTGATGACGCTACCGGAAAAGTAGAAGTGAAACTGGACAGTAACTGGGGCAAAAACGGACGTGTAAGAATCCGTCAGCTTGACCCGTTGCCGCTGTCTGTTCTTGCCGTTATTCCTCGTCTTACTGTTGGGGGATTCTGATGATCGATGTTCAAATTATTCCCGCCACCGAAGAGCATCTTCAGATGATTTTGCCGGATGTTCGTCAGGCTGATATTGACGAACTGTATGCGGTATCGCTGATGACTACCGAAGATGCGCTGCGTGTTGGTCTTCGCACTGCGACTATGGCCTGGTCAGGATTTGCGAACGGAGAACTGGTAACCATGTTTGGCGTATCTCCGGCGTCAATGATCGGTGGCAATGGTACGCCCTGGCTGGTAGGAACCAGCCGTATTGAAAAATATCAGAAGACATTTCTGCGCCACTGCCGCCCTGTATTGCAGCAGATGCTGGCAGTTTATCCGCGCCTGGAAAACTACGTCGACGAGCGAAACCATGTTGCCAAAGCATGGCTGCACTGGCTTGGATTCAGGCTTGAAGAAGCCGCGCCTTATGGTGCTCTTGGTCTTAATTTCCACAGATTTCACATGGAGAGAAAATAATGTGCGATCCGGTTATTGCTGGTGGCGCAATGCTCGCCATGAGTGGCATTCAGGCATACACCCAGTACCAACAGGGAAAGTATGCCTCGAAGGTTGCAGAAGCGAACGCAGATATAGCCACAGCTCAGGCAAATGATGCAATAAACAGAGGTAACGCTGAAGCTGAGCAACGGCGCAGAGAGAACCGACAGCGGCTTGGTACACAGGCGGCGACAATGGGGGCTACCGGCGCTGATTTATCTACAGGTAACGCGCTGGATATATTTGGCGACACTGCCCAGTTTGGCGCTCTTGATTCTCTGACGACGGTGAATAACGCGCAACGCGAGGCTTACGGTTATCAGGTTCAGGCTGCCAACTATAAAGCAGAAGCCAGTTCAGCCCGTAAACAGGGGAATGTGGGAGCAGCAACAACATTGCTCACTGCGCCTCTGAAGGCATACGGTGCGTACCAGATGTTTGGTGGGACGTGGAGTCCGTTTACTCAAAGCACCCCTGCGCCAATCGGAGCAGCAGCAGGAACCAGATTACCCGGAGGATTATAATGCCAGTCGTACCAACAGTATCCGGACGTCAGGTTGAGAGCCGTGGAGTTCAGTCAGCAGGCTTGCAGACG